TGGAAAATCTTACCAAAAGTTTTGAATATACCAAACTTGCAAATGAAATAGATAGTTGTGAGAATATTGAAGAAATAAGAAATATTGCAAAGTGTTTTTGTAAACTTTATTATAAACAACAAGAAACCCTTTCTTCTATAGGAATTCCAAATGTCTAGTAGAAATATAACTTTTGATCCAGACTCTGGTGTACCAAAGGCAGCTAATCTAACAATACATACTGGAGCAGATTTTTCTGCAAATTTTAATGTTGTCAATACTTCCAACTCAGCATTTAATTTTGAGAGTTGGACAGGATCTTCACAGATGACAAAAAGTACTTCTATTGGATCAACCTCATACCCTGCAGCAACTTTTAATGTAGGATTTACTAGTGCTGCTGGAGGAAAAATAAAAATTTCTCTGGGGTCAACAGCAACTAGAACTTTGTCAGAGGGTCGTTATGTTTATAATCTTTTGGTAAGTTCTGGATCAACAGTTTATAGTTTGACAAATGGAAATATCCTGGTAATTCCTGGTATTTCTTCAGCACCCTAAATACCTTTAGGAAACTTGTGAATAAATGGCACAACCAGCAAGTAGAACAGATTTAATTAATTATTGTAAGAGGCAATTGGGTGCTCCTGTGCTGGAGATTAACGTTGCCGACGAACAGATTGAGGATTTAGTCGATGATGCCCTTCAATTCTTCCATGAAAGGCATTTTGATGGAGTAACTCAGACGTTTTTAAAATATAAAATTACTCAATATGATATTGATAGAGGTCGAGGAAGGGGAGGCAATAATCCCATTGGTATTGTAACTACAACTGCCAGTTCAACTATTGATGGATCATCTGTACAATTTTCTTACGAAGAAAATAGCAACTATTTGCAGGTTCCATCCTCTGTTATAGGAATTCAAAAGATATTCCATTTTGATGGAAGTAACACTGTAACAAATAACATGTTCAGTGTTAAATATCAACTGTTTTTGAATGATATCTACTATTGGGGTTCTACTGAACTCCTTACATATGCAATGACAAAGACTTATCTTGAAGATATCAATTTTCTTTTGACTACAGAAAAACAAATTAGATTTAATCAAAGACAAGATAGATTATATTTGGATATTGACTGGTCAAGTGTTAGTGTTAATGATTATTTTGTTATTGACTGTTATCGATTACTCGATCCAAGCGACTATAGCAGAGTTTGGAATGATTCCTTCTTGAAAAAATATTTAACATCCCTAATAAAGAAACAGTGGGGACAAAATTTGATCAAATTCCAGGGTGTAAAACTGCCAGGTGGAATTGAATTGAATGGTAGACAAATATATGATGATGCACAAAAAGAAATTGACATGATAATGGAGAGAATGTCAAATACTTACGAACTTCCACCACTTGATATGATAGGTTAATCAAATGCTGAATCCTTTCTTTCAACAAGGTTCAAGATCCGAACAAAATCTTATTCAAGATTTGATCAACGAGCAGTTGAGAATGTATGGTGTTGAAGTACACTATTTGCCAAGGAAATATGTTACTGAAAAGACGATATTAAGAGAGGTTATTCAGTCTGCTTTTGATGATGCATATCCAATAGAAGCATATTTGGATAATTATGAAGGATATTCAGACAATCCTGTACTTTTGTCTAAATTTGGTATTCAACAAACACAAGAAGTCACCTTAATTATTTCAAAAGATAGGTGGGAATCTTATATTCAACCATTAATCAAAAATGAAACTAATATAAGGTTATCAACTAGACCAAAAGAGGGAGATTTGATTTATTTCCCTCTTGGAGATCGTTTATATGAAATTAAGTATGTTGAGCATGAAAAACCATTCTATCAACTTCAAAAAAATTATGTTTATGAATTAAGATGTGAACTCTTTAGATATGAAGATGAATTGATTGATACTGGAATAGAAAGCATCGATGATATTTTAGTTGGCAATGAAGAGGATGGATTATCAGAAGATGGAATCCCTACTATTTTGGGTCCAACTCAAACATTGACGCTGGTTGGAGTTGGAATTACTGCTACTGCAACAGCAAGTATTGTTAATGGTGGTATCAGATCTATTACTATTACAAATCGTGGTGGTGGTTATAGTTCTTTACCAACAGTTGGAATTTCATCTGCTCCATCTGGAGGAGTCACTGGAATCGCAACTGTTAGAATGATAGGAGGAATTAATGTTTGCAATCTTAATGCTAATGCAAGTCTTAAGTCTGTCCAGAACGCTGATATTGTAAATGCTGGATCAGGATATACTGTTGCGCCACTGATAAGATTTTATGGCGGAGGAGGAAGTGGAGCTGCTGCAACATCAATCATTGGAGATGGTGTTGTTGGAGTAATTACCGTCACTTCTGGTGGATCTGGATATGTAACAAATCCAACAATTACATTTACTGGAATTTCTACCGTTTCTGCAGCTGCTACTGCAATCGTAAGTTCTGCTGGAATTATTACTGCTATCAGCATTACAAACGCTGGTTTGGGGTATACAGAACCTCCAACAATAACAATTGCAGATCCATATATGGGATCAACTGGAAACTTCGTATTTAATGAACTTGTTACTGGATCTGTTAGTGGTACAACTGCAAGAGTTAGAACTTGGGATTCTTCTACCAATACACTAGAAATTTCTAATATCTCTGGAACATTCTCTGTTGGAGAAAATATTGTAGGATCTACTTCTGGTGCCTCTCGTGGTCTTCGTGTCATTGACACCAATCCAACAGATGATGGATTTGCAGATAACTTTAATATTGAAACAGAGGCTGACTCAATTCTTGACTTCAGTGAACAGAACCCATTTGGTATTCCATAAATATAATTTAACTAGTTAAATATTAATATAATAGGATTTTAGCAATGTTTGAGTATTTTTACAACGAAATTTTAAGGAGAACCATTATTTCTTTTGGTACTCTCTTTAATAATATTTCAATAAAACATAATGATTCGTCAGATAACGTAGTTAGTGTTGTAAAAGTACCTCTTGCATACGGTCCTACTCAAAAGTTTCTTGCAAGATTAGAACAATCTCCAGATTTAAATAAATCAACGGCAATCACTTTACCTAGAATGTCGTTTGAGTTTACTGGTTTGGTATATGACCCATCAAGAAAAGTTACTACAACACAACAATTTGTAGTAAAAGATCCTAATGATGGATCAGAAACCAAAAAGTCATATATGCCAGTTCCTTATAATATGCAATTTGAAATGAGCATCATGACAAAATTAAATGATGACATGCTTCAAATTGTTGAGCAAATTCTTCCATACTTCCAACCAGCATATAATCTAACTGTAGAACTTGTTGATAGTATTAAAGAGAAAAGAGATATTCCAATCGTTCTCGAAAACATCACAATGCAAGATGACTACGAGGGAGATTTTACTACTCGTCGTGTGTTAGTTTATACTTTAAGATTTACTGCTAAGACATATCTCTTTGGACCAACATCTTCTGCCTCCAAGGATATCATCAAAAAAGCAACTATCAGTTATCTTACAGGTACAGATACTTCAAATACAACAAGAGAAGTTACATACTCTGTTCTACCAAGAGCTATCAAAGATTACACTGGGGATATTGCAACCAATATCTCTGCAGACATTACAACCACAACTACTGTAATCGAAGTTGATGATGTAAGTGGATTGACAGCAAAAACTTATATTGATTTGGAGGGAGAAGAGTTATACATCAAGTCTATAACTGGAAATAAGATTACAGTTAATAGAGGTCAAGATGGAACAACAATTACTTCTCACCTGAAGGGAGCACCTATTAAGACAATTACAGCAGCAGATAATGCTCTAATTGAACAAGGCGATGATTTTGGATTTAGTGGATCAATTTCATGAAAATGACTAAAAAATATGACAAGTTGAACGAAACTTTTGATGTCGATGGGGACGTTGTTCCTGTAGAAGTTGAAAAAGTTTCTAGTTCTGTAGAAGAAAAAAAATCTTCTCCAGATGATATTAAAAAAGATTATGAGTATACAAGAGGAAATCTATATTCCCTTATAGAAAAAGGACAAGAAGCAATTAATGGTATTCTTGAACTTGCTCAGGAAACGGAACAGGCAAGAGCATATGAAGTTGCTGGTCAATTAATTAAAAACGTTGCTGATGCAACAGATAAATTGATGGAACTTCAGAAGAAACTAAAAGATGTTGAAGAAGAAAAACAAATAAAGGGACCATCAACTGTAAACAACGCACTTTTTGTTGGATCAACTGCAGATTTGGCAAAGATGTTAAAGACTGGACTAGGGGAAGAAGATAAATAATATGAAAGGGAGAGAAATCCCGAAGTACTAAGGTTACTAATAAAATGTCTAAGGAAGATTTACCTTCTATTGAAGATCTGCTTGATAAAAATCTGCCCTCTATTGAGGACTTTGTAGAGGGTGATGATAATCTTCCTTCTGTTGAAAATGTTGTAGAGAATAATAATTTACCGTCAGTAGAGGATGTTAAAGAAGATGACGATATTCCCTCTGTAGAAGATTATATCGAAGAAGAAACTGTAACCATAGAAGATGCTGAAGGAAATACCTTTGCAGAGGTTGAGGATATTATTCCTCCGTGGCCAGAACTTTTAAAAATTATTAATGATGTTAGGGAAGAAATCCCAGACATTCCAGAAATTAAATACTATGATGCTGAGTTAGAAAAACTTTGTGAAATTGTTGATGAAGTAAGAAGTGAAATACCAGAAGTAAAGTATTACGATGCAGAAGTTGAAGCAATCTGTGAACAGATTGATATTGTCCGTAATACTATTTCAGAACTTCCTGAAGTAAAGTATTATGATGAGCAAATTGATTCTATTGAAAACAGAATCAATTTAATTAAGGAAGATATTATTAATCTCCCTGAACCAAAATATTATGATGAAGATCTTCAATCTATTAGAGAAGACATTGAAAATGTTAAAAAGAACTTTCCTTGGATTGAGGCAAATTTTAAAGGAGTTGAGGAAAGTCTTGAAAACGTAAATGACAGCATTGGAACTGTAGGAGAAAAAATAAGTTTAGAGCTCGACTCAATTCTTGAAACTGTTGATGTAAAAGTATTTGAAAACAAAGTTCTTATTAATGAAATAAAAAATAATTTTGTAGAGGATAAGCAACAAATTCTTGCAAATATTAAAGAATCATCTCAGAAAATTTTTGATATTCATAACGAGTTCAAAGATGATGATAGAAAATTAAAAAAACAGATACAAGGTGAGTATAATAAACTAAAACAATCTATACAAGAACAATTAGAGAAGTATAATCAGGAAAGTGTAAAAACTGATGAATTACTTCTTAAGTATTTTACTGATTTAAAAGAAGAAATTTCAAAAACTCCTGAGGTAAAATATTATGATGATGATATT